GCTCCAGATAAACTCTGGAAATATCATTCAGAGGATTAGTAGACATCTTAATTAAGCACGTACTTTTTGTTTCTTATACTTATTTATAAATTTGTCTAAAAATGAAGTTCCACCTGCTTGAAGATTTTCTTTTCCTAGAGTAGACCCTGGAGTTTGTTTCATTGCATATTTAAGATAACCCTTTGTTCCCAGAAGAGTATTAGGTTTTCCAGGTGCTCTATACATACTATCCATCTTCACCTCAGTATATTCCATAACATCTTTAATCCAAGACTTGAACATATATCCCTCTTCAGCCACACAAATTAAGTGATTTGTTCCTCTACGCATCACCTCACCAATCAAACCGGTGTTTAAATTTTGAACTTTATCACCAATTCTGAAAATTTTTCCTCTTACATAATTTTCACGGAGATTTCTCATATCATACTTTGGAGCAATCTCCCACAATGCATAACTTTCTTTCTGTACTTTTGATTTTTTAACTTGCATTCCTTGACGGACTGCATTAAAGAGTGCTTGAGTATCAGCATCATTAAGTGTCTTTGGGGTTCCTTTACGGAAAGAATCAAAGTCATTATCTAATACTGCTTTTCTCATCTTGGATGCAGACATTCCTTCTACACCTTCAGCATCTGCATCTCTTACCCCAGCAGATACAACTCGAATTAAATCAAAGTTGTACAATTCTCCATTGTACTTTTGTGCAAGGTTTTCAAACTCTGCTTGACGGTCTGATCCAACAACAATATTTACGTTACTATATCCTTCTTCATTTGCTGCAACAAGAACATCAAAAATAGTCTTCATCTTGTCATCATTAATAATGCTCTCTTCAAAATCAGGAAACATTTTTTTCATATAAGAAACTTTGGCATCAGGGTCTAAAGGATTCTTTTTAGGATCTTGAGACCTTGAAGGATAAATCTTAATATCTCCTCCAGCAGAAATTCTCTTCGCTGACTTGAGAAGTTTATCGTGTCCTACTGTTGGTGGATTGAAGCGACCAAAAACAACAGTGAGTGGTGGTAGTTCTTCTGCAGGTTGCTCTTCAGGTGCTTGTCCTGGTGCTGCCTGTGGTTGTGGTGCAGGTGCTTGTGCTGCTTGAGTTGGTTGAGCAGTTGGAGCAGCAGCGGTTGGTTGTCTTCCTGCTGCTGGTTGTTCCGCACCTTTTGCATCACGACCATCGATGAACTTTAGTTTTCCCTTTTCTGTTCTCGCAACAACTTTACCGGAACGATCAAGCCATCCTCCGTGACCATCGCCCCGATAACCCAGTTTTTTCGCTTGCACTGCTGCCTGCGATTCTGTTGCTTCAGATAAAAATTGGAAAAAACTTTTCATATTTTGTGTTGATATAATTGTATTTATTAGAACTCTACTATTAGTGCATTTTTAGGTGGTTTTTTTGCAGTTACTATTCTTCTACCAGAATCGCCGCGACTAGGTGATCTTCCAAGAATTAATGGAAGTCCTTTAGAATCTTTTTTGGTAGGCTCGAAAGGTTGGTCTTCCCTTCTTTTTCTTAATCTCAAATAAAGATCATTATCTTTTGCGTATTTCTTTGCCTCATAAAAATTACCATTTACTTTCAGTACACCATTAGAAAAAGTGGATTTAACATCCATAGGTCCAATATACATGTAGTGAATTGGTCCTCCCATTTTTTTATTACCGACGACGATTGTTTCTTTCAAAGAATCACTAACCTTTCCGTACATATCAGGAAGACCAGACATTCCCTCCTTAAAACCCTTTTTTTTATATTCTTTTAGAGAAGCTTCTAGAAACAATTTTGTTAGTCCAGGTACAGCCAATTCAAGACCAGCCAATCCACCACCAGCAATACTAGGGGCACTTTCACCTTTGTTAGATACGTTTATTTTTTTTGTTTTAGTTGTAATTATAACATCAGTGTATGGTTCAGTTCCTGCCGAAGATCTTCCTTCAAATTTTTCTGCAGAAATAACATTTGCAATTCTAACGCCATTTGCACCAACAATAGTAAATGGTTTTGCACCATTTTTTCCAAACCCACTGTTTATTGCATCAACTAAACCTCTTTCTTGACGCTCGGCAAGCAATCCAGCCATTTTTTGGATTTATTATTATTCCAAAGTATTTAGAAGTGGAGATAAGGAGACTCGAACTCCTGGCATCAGCCTTGCAAAGACCGCGCTCTACCAACTGAGCTATATCCCCAAGTTTAAATATTATAAAACCCCTCAACTAAAAAGTCAAGGGGTTAGAGCAACCTTCCGATTTATTTATCAACCACGCTTAGCGCGAAGTTTTGCAAGGACTGCACCCGCTACTTTTTCACCACGCTCTTTAGAACCATAACGCTTACCAGCAGAAGCGGCAATCTTTGCAAATGCTTTACCAGGTTTACCAATGTCCTTACCTGATCTTGCTGCCTTTGCAGAGTAAGTTGCTTCAAGGATAGCACCAATCTCTTCAGATGAAAGTTGAGTCATCACCTGTTCTGGATTTTCATATCCTTCAGTTTGCAGATACTCAAGAACAGTATCAAAAATATCTACTTCTTCGCCATAAGCGTATCCCGGAATATGTCCCTTTGCTTTAGTAACTTTATCCGAAAATCTAATCTTTCTTGCCATATGAGCAGCATTTTTTTCACCTTCTTTTCTTGGAAGAGGTTTATCACCACCTCTGCGTTCTACAGATGCTGCTTTTCTCATTTCTGGATCAGCACCTTTTACTGCTTCATCAACTTCCTGAGGAGCATAAACTTCAGAATATGCTTCCATCAAACCTCTAAGATCTTTGGTATCCATTAGAACTTTATTAAATCTTCTGATTTATTTATTGTTCAAGACAGTTCCATTGGATAGTGATCACTATCAATATCAATCATATTTCTTCTTTTCCTCTTCTTTGCTTCATTTACAGAAGGTAACTCAAACAAATTAGAATGCTTCTCTCCAAATTTTCTTACGATTGTTCCTGCAAGTCGATTTGCTTCGTTTTCTGTCGGAGCACCTGCGTGTCCGCTACCATTTACTCCTTTCTTATGTTGGCGATAATGAGTAAGTTCGTGAGCAACAGTTCTCAAGATATCCATCGTCTGTCTTCCTTGAATATCAATCACGATACGATTATCTTTAATCTGACCAAACGCTGCGATTCTCTTTGCAAACTTTGGATCATCAACAAAATGAATTTTTGGAAGTTCTTTGATATTCAATTCTCTTTTTACGAAAGGAAGAAAGTTATGAACGATCTTTTCAAAGTGTTCTTTACTAATTCCTTCTGCAACAAAAGACCCAGAAATATTAAACATTCCTGAATCTTTTTGCAATCTTCGCCACTCAGAAAAATACATTTTAGATTTTTCTAAGTATTTATTCAAACACCAAGAACAGCACCGATACTATCATCAAGTTGAACAATAACTTCACGAATATCAGAAATGCGCGGCGGAACACTTACTTCATTATAAGTATATCCTTTTTGAGCATCAAACAAAACTTGACGAATTGCTGCGGCTGCACGAGCATCCATTTTGATTGTTACTTGTTTTTCTTTACTCACAGGTCTCCCTCCTTACGATTTTCAGAACGTTCAATACTAAATGCACCTTCAGGATAACGAGCATTCAGTTTTTCAAAGTTCATTTGAATAACTTCTTCAAGAGAAATATCTAGTCCAATACACGCTTGAGAAACATACCACATAATATCTCCAAGTTCACGCTTCAAGTGAAATAGGTTTTCTTGATTGACTGGTTTGCCTTGAAATACAATCTTCTTTACAATCTCAGTAAACTCACCTGCTTCTGCAGACATTCCTACAGCAGCGGTAAGCAGTCGTTCAGTAGGAAATTCTTCTTGACGAAGTTCCATTAGACGATCAATGAATGGAGTATGTTGCTTACTTGGTTTTGAGGTTGTCATATTAACAAACTCAACATACTTATTAAGATCAATAGTCATATCAGAATTTAAATCCTTCGAATGATTTTTTAGGTTTTTTTTCTTCATAATCATACTCTTCATCCTTTCCATTGTCAAGGATATCATTTTGAGCAGATTGTTCACAGTCATAAAGACGCATTTTTGCACGATCAATACCAACTACAAATCGCTTATGAATAGTTGGATCATTATATCTGTTCTTAAGTTGTTTTACAAGAATCTGTCCAAGACCTTCCAAATCCTCCGTTGAAATCAACGCAAACATCAAGTCAGCAGTTGCAGGAAGACCAAAAGACTCAGAAGTATCTGTCAGTTCCACGTCAGAGGAACCATAACCAGAACGAGTAGTCTGAGTAGCACTCATAATGGGAACATTAAACTCTACAGCAAGACCACGAAGTTCTTCTGCAATGGATTTAACCAATGTATAAGAGTTGATATTACTTCCTCCCTTAAATCGCGAAGAAGCACAAATATTCAGGTAATCAATAAAGATAATATCTGGATGAAATGACTTCTTCAATGCAAGTTCATTAAGAAGAGACTTGAAATGTCCAGAGTGTGCAGAAGCAGTAGGATACTCTTTAATAATCAGAGTACCTTGAGTTTTCTTAGCAAGATTGGTAACCTTGTTCTCAAACATTTGCTTAGGAAGGTCTACAATGTCTTGAATGGGGACATTCAGTAAGTTTGCGTCAATTCTTTCAGCAATGCGTTCTTCTGCCATTTCCAGCGTAATGTACAGAACGTTCCGCCCTTGGAGCAAGACGGAGCTAGCCACATGGCACATGAATAGAGACTTGCCGACGCCCGTACCAGCAAGAGCGATGTTAAGAGTTTTGTTAGGGAGACCACCTTTCGTGATTTTGTTAAAGTATTCAAGATCAAATTCAATTTTATCCTCCTTTTT